CCTGGAACCTCTGAACCTCTCCTATACCAACCAGCGTGAGCTAGTGACTACGTTACCCGTTTAAGTAACGCACTCTGGCACCACGTGTCTGCTGGAACGCAACAGACAGCTCTTCCCTTTAAGAGGAAGTGGCTGGGTATGTGCAAACATACTATTATTAATAGACCTTCTTGTTTATACGTCTTGCTTGTTCAATCAATTTGGATTTGGAGTGAAAATCTTTCACTTCAAATGCCTTCATTGATGCAACAAACACACGCATAGCACGAGAATTGTCCTTAATAAGTTTCTTTTGTGTTCAATCTATAGTAGATAGGTTAAGTTTAGGATCACGTTCAACAAGTTTCCAGATATTTTCATCCTTTAAAGGAAGCTTAGCAATAAATGCTTCGCTTTCTTCAATGGATTCTCTGCTACTATCGAAAGATGTAGCATATATCCAGAAACCTGGCCCAACCACCTTGAGAAAGGCTTCTAGCAGTCTAAGTGGTCACTCACGAGTCACGAAGGTTCTTCACCAGTTACGGTAGAAGAACTCCTCATTGGCTTGTAAGTTCTCAATAGCTTCTCGGTTATCGTCACTTGCTAACCCTCTAAGGGTAACAAGTAAACGATAGCTTAAAGTAGGTAAATGGTTGCACGTAGTAGAGAAACAGTACATTCATGCTTTCGCATCAATGAACCTCTTACTATCATACGTAAAACCATTCAAACCGAAGCTCGATCACAATACGTTTTGGATCTCAGATCGAACACTTCTGTTCTTTCTAAGATCTTTAACTAAAGCTAGAACTTCAGAGAAATGGTTGAATATATTAAGCTTTCAAGCTTCTAGGATATACATTGCCATGTATTTCTTGTCTCTTACTAGTCTCAGCGTTAAGCCGGGACCAATAGGAGTAATGTTAACACCAGGCCCTTTTCAAACTTTAGCAAATTCTGCAAATTCTAAAGAATTTACAGATTTTGACATATTGATTGAAACACCTAATGATTTCATTAAATTATAGTATGCATCAGCGACTTTATCGTTACGAATAACGACATCGTCACCAAGTATACAATAATTACTGAAATTAGACAATCCTACCATATGAGCTGATGCTCGCACTATCACATGATGTGTTAATGCTAACATTGCCCAAGAAGAGTAGGCACCCATAGGCTGTCCAACGGAATATCTAACCTCTTCCTTCTTGTTTCAGGCTCACGCGAAATCCAATAAATTGGCTCAACGTGTTCCTAAACCAGGAATTAGAGAATTTAGAATATCTCGTTGTAAATCTAAAGGTAATCTATCTGTAGCAGCGGAAAGATCGAACGAGTAAAACTTACCATCACCATCCTCAATTAATTTATTAAAAGGGGCATGTTGATCGAAAGTTCCATCTTGCTCGATTGTTCTTAACAACTTAAATATGGCATTGTGCAGCGGTTTAAGAGCAACTTGGATCCAC